CTCGACACCCGGCCCCGGCGGGCCAACAGGTCCTGCCTTACCGGGAATCAGGTTCTCCGTGTAGAACTTAACGTTGACCGCGCCGAATTGGTTCTCCTTCTCGGGAGACTTCAGGCCGTTGATCTGAGCATTGTTCATGTGAATGCCCTGATTGCCCTCGTTCATCATGTCGCCGTCTTTGGAGACGTAGCCTTCAGCCACCCACTCTTTGTCGGCCTTGGAGTCGTCCAACTCCTGCGCGATCATTGTGAGCTTGTCGAGCGCTGCCTCATGGCTCTCGGCAGGGAATGCGTCGAAAGGACGGTAGTCCGTCTCCTGAGTGATGGGGGTCTCACGCCAGACCCGAATCTCTGCGGGTGCACCGCCCGTGACGCTCAGAACCCAATCGCCATCGGCGTTCTTCTCAGGTGAGGCAACCACGTTGGAGGGGGCGCCACCGTTATCAACGACTTCCCATTTAACTTGGAGCGAGTCGTAAACCTCAAAGGGGATCGGCAGCTCGGCAGGAACGCCATCCCAGTCATAGGTGATTTCAATTTGCTGATTATTGATCGTCATTCGTTTGATCCCATGCGCTCGAGAGCTGCTCGTAGGTAGAAAAGATTGTTAAACGGCATAAGCCGGTATGCCTTTGCGTATTCCGCGTCACTGACATCGTCGCCTTTGAGTGCTTTTGAATAGACGTTGGCAACGCCGAACGCTGCCTCACCCAAGCCAAACGATGGCCCCAGGATGTCAGTCATTGCACCTCTGGCGAAGTACCTCGATGGAACTTCAAAGCCTATTGCGTCACCCAGACCGAAGAAGTTTCCGGTTAGCGTTTGAGCAACGGTTAACCCTTGGTTGTATATGCCCAGCATCCCGCTTCGGTTGAAGCCTTCCCAGAACAGCGTCTGGGGGTTCTCCGTAATCTCGCGGTCGTAGATGGATTGGCGTATCAGGTAGCTCATAGTTCCCATGCCACTGGCTGCAAGCGCCCAAGCAGCTGTGCCTCCGTCGCCATGCTTCATGGCGCCCATCATCGGCAGCGTGGTTCGGTTCAGAGACGCCAGCGCAAATGACTTAAGCGAGAACAGCAGCTTCATGTACACATGACCTTTCGCCATATCTGGAAGGTCACCAGCACCAGGAGTCACGATCGCGCGGTCGGCTACGTTATTCATGCTTGAGGAGAAGTCCTCGCTGATTCGATAGAGTTGATCGAGGAGATCGCGATCTGCTTTGGTCAGCGTTTCCGAGTCCATGATGTCTCGGCGAATAGCATCATGTCGGATGACCTTTAAGCCGGTGCCATCCACCTTGCCGTCAGGGCCGGGGATTTCGTAGCCATACGGAAGGCCATCCTTCCCCTTTGCGTTGAACACGTCACGGATACGATCAAGACGATCAGGTGTCCAGCCATCGCGCTGGAGATAGGCTAAGTCAATCTCCGTCAATGTGGGCTTGCCCAGCGCGTGCTCGATAACGCGATCAGACATAGCCATTGCCGCGTTCTGCTTCATCTCTTGGTTCCAGCGCAGGATCAGAGTGGACTTGTAAAAGCCGTTCTGGGCGCGACCCATCATTCGGCTTAGGAAGCTCTGGCTGATACCGAACTCATCGGACTCAGTTATCTTTGTGATCATGTTGGCCTGCCCGTACTCAAACAGGCCGTAGAGCTTGGACATCTCCTCTTTGCTGATGCCGCCGATGACTCGATCAAAGTCTGACTTTAGGGTGGTCATAGACTTCACCATATATTCGCCACCGACCTTGGACATAGCCATCGGTACGTCAGATATAGATGAAGGAAGAACGCCGCCCAGCGTGCGCATTCCATTCAGCGCGTTAATGTGAAAGACAATATCTTTCTGCCATTGCGCGTTGTCGGCGTAGTCGTCATTACGGAGCGTGCGCATCATGTTGATCACAGCCCTCTCGCCGCGATCAAAATCCCTCTCCAGGCGCTTTACCTGTTTAGACTTCTTGCGCTGCGACAGGCTGTCGTCATTAGCGACTCGATCAATCATGGCGTTCATTTCGCGACGCGCATTATTTAATAGCAAGTCAACGTCAGCTTTATCCCATAGCCCATGCTGCTTGAGGATGAGCTCGGGGATCACGGTGCGGACGTGGTTCGCCAGAAGGAACTCCATGTCATTTTCTAGGAACTCCAGCATCATGGACTGATCGACCTGGTACTCGCGCTTCTTCATACGGTTCGACTCTTTACGGGTTTCGCGAAGTGTCGATACGCTCTGGAAGTTGTTATTCAGCACCGACTCGTCTAGAAGGTGCTCGTACATATCTGAGAAACGCTTCATGTTGCTGGGGTCTTCAAGACCTTTAGAGAGCTGGTCGTACTCCATTTCCAACGCTAGGCGCTCAGCTGGTGTGGTGCTCTCTCGAGCCAGCATCTTGGATACTAGGGAGAGACGGGCTGCTAAAGCCTTCTCTGCAAACACTTCGACACCGCGCTCTTTGATGCGCTGACGATTCCACATCTGAGGACGATAGAAGCCCTCACCGTTGAAGCGTTCAACGAGAGACTTAGCAAACTGGTAGTCGCCCTCCTCAAGGAGTCGCCAATTCTTCAAGCCTTCCTCAAGGTTCTGGGCTCGGCCCATCAGCTCCATGTTCTCGCGGAGATAACGCTCCTCTGCTTTCACATCCTCGGTTTCCCGACGACGATTAATCTTGTCGGTCTCACGCTGTAGGCGAACACGTTCCTTTTCGGTAGCCTTGTCCCAGCCCTTGTAGGCTTTGGTAGCTGCCTTCTTCTCGGACTTAGCAAGCTGATCCAGTTCTCGCTGATGGCGCTTAACTATGCGGTCACGCTGCGCTTTGCGAGCGATGAGCTGCTGCATCCGATACTCTTGTACCGGCTGATTCTTGTAGCGCCGCCTTTTGATATCAGCGGTCTTATTGACTTGCGTTATTGAGTCGAACTCTTCGAGCTCTTTAAGCTGCCGGCGCAGCATCTGCTCTTTAGCGACCAAAGTCCTGGCGGCATTTTCATCGAGCGTCTTTTGGAAGACCACGTGTTTCTCATCCAGCTCTTTCTGGACGATCTCATTGTCTTTCTCGCGAATGCGATCGACATAGGCGCGCTCCTTAGCACGCTTCGCTTGACCAGCCTCGTAGTCGCCGGTGTTTTTAGAGGCCTTTCCCTGAGCATCCGCAATAGCCTTTTCAGCCTGCTCTGGAGTCATGCCGCGCTGACCGAAAAGAATCTCTGCGTAATCGGCCTTGAATCCACCGTTCTTGATCTGCCAGAACTCGTACTGCTTCCAGACGTCTGCCAGCTCCTCCATCTGGTCATTCATCCAGCGGTAGTCGCCGCGCTCACCAAAGGAAAGCTGCACGTCAGCTAAAGCATTCTCACCCCCGCCTTTGGCATTCCAGTGAACAAAGAGCTCGCCGATACGCTGACGATGCACCATGACATCGGACTCTGTGAGTCGATCGACCATGCGGTCAGTCCAATTGGCTTCGATGAACTCTTGCCATTTGCGCATCGAGCTTTCGCCGAAATCCACCATACGTCGGGTGAATTCGTTCTGAGCTCGGTTGATCGCAGCTTGAGCCGGGTTCACTACGCCCCTCGAGGTGCCGTCGAAGTCAGCTGGCTTGAAGCCGTCAGCGCTGACTAGACGCTCCGTGATCTTGCGGATTGTTGGGATTGGGTTGAGCTGACCCTGCATCAGGTCAGTCATGTATTGCATCCCAAAATAGCGAGCAAGGCCGCCGCCCTCTGGAAAGTAATTCGCATTCTCGATCTCTATGCGATCATTAACAGCAGCGCTATCCAGACCAGCTTCATCGTCCAACCTCAATGGTCTGGTGGGCTCCCACGCGCCATTCGGTGGCAAGTCCACTTGAATCCTGCCGTTGCGGTCAACATCTGCGAGCGTTTGTGCGATAACCTTTGCGAGGTCTCTATTCTTAGGCGCCTGCATGAATCGTGAAGTAGCACCACCAAGGATGCCGCCAAGCACAAAGCCACCAGCCATTGCGTAGGTAGACTCTTCAGCAGTGCGCTGACCTTGGGACCGATGCAGCAGCATTTCTTGGAAGCCCATTTCAGCTGCCGCAACACCTCCAAGCTTCATAGCGCTTGGAACCACTTTGGCGCCCACAGTCAATCCCGGCGCAAACACCATGCTCGCTATCATCACTGGGTCTGCTATTCCAGCTAAACCGCTATACGCCAACCGCTCCCAGAATCCGGTTGTTGCAAGCACCTGACGGTCGAAAGTCTCCTTCCGATCGTGCATCATGCGCGCCTCAAACTCAGCTAGGCTATTGGTATTCCAGCCAAGCGACCACATACGCTTACGCTCCTCATCGCTAACGTCCTGCTCTGAGATATATCGAGCAGCGCTCCACGACTCATCCCGCTCGAAAGCTTCCTTTCTATTGGTGTCGTAGGCGAAATGCGAGGCGTAGGGGTTGTCCTGCTTGAACGCGCTCTTGAATTGCTGCCAGTTGCTAAAGGGTGTGGTGGGATCAGGGATGTACTGAGAGCCGAGTACCGCCTCTTGAGGTATCGTGAAGCCTTCCATTAAGCAGCGTCCGGGGTGATCGGGGCAGGCGATCGATCTTCTGGAAATCCGGGGGTCTCCTGACCGTAGTGCTTATCCATAAGAGTCTTGCCCTCGGCTCGAGCTTGAATGGAGTGCCACCAATCGGTAGCAACTTGCATGGTTGTTTGCTTCATCAGGTCAATCAGCTTTTGACGGTTATCGAGGTCGGTTCTACCCAGGTGTGCTGCGCGATATGGTTGAGATTTAAGAAGCTTCAGCATATGACTGTTCACGAACGCTTCAAGGCTGTTTGGTTCAGAGCTGGCGAGAAGCTGTGAGTAGCGAGCCAACTCCTTTTCCTCCTCCTTTGAGTAAGGGGTAACCGTGATCGAAAGCTTGAGCTGCTTGTCGTCATCTTGGAACCAACGAACCGCGCCATTCACCAGATTGGCGCCCCACGAGCCGCCGTCAGAAGTGACGCTGAGATGCTTTGACCACTCTTCGTATGCGGACTTGTGCGCTTCGTACTTCTGAGTGGCCTCGTAATACTGCTGCCGCTCAGCTGCCCGAGGTGAGAGCTGGTCAGCGGTCATATAGATGTAGCCCATCTGGCCGTCCTTAGCCCATACAGAGTAGGCTGGAATTGGCGTCCCTGCCATATCGGTAATTAACCAACCACCTTTTGCAAGCTCCGAATTGTTGCGGAACTCTGGTGTCAGACCCTCTGGGCCTATCCACATTGCTCGAATCTGTGTCGGGTCAAGGCCGTTTTCTTTAGCGATGTCTGCCAGCGTCATCGCAACGACGTTATTCGAGGATTCGCGCAGCATGAATTGCTGGTCGTTTTCTAGGTTTGTTCCACCCTCGGCCTGCACTTGCACCGCTGGACTTGCAGGAGAAGCGCTGGCGTGTTTGTGGTGACGGTAGATCGACCTGTATACCCATGTAGGCTCATCTTCACCCGTCTCCGAATTCGGCATCATCTCTACGCCGTAATTCGCAGACACAGCGTTAAACGCCAGCCTCATGGCTACCTCGTTTGACCACGTCCGGCCAACCATGGGGCCAAGTGCGGCTTCTATCTCCTTGCGCATATACGCGGGAATGGTTTCTGGCATCCACTTAGATTCTTCCGCGATCAACTTGTATTGCTGGTCGAACACATCGCCAGCCTTCATTCCAGCGAGAGCCCTGTCGCGTCGTTCCTTGTAGCCGTTGGGGTCTCGCTGTTGCTTTTGCAAGTCCTCAATGTAAGCGGTCACGCCTGATGGATCGCCAGTGAGCTTTGCATACTGAGCCGCCTCGAGAGCCAGTATCAGACCGTCTTGGTTGAGACCTTCCTGCTCGGTAATGGCTGGATTCACAGCCATCATCGTCATAAGCTGAGCGGCTGCTGTTGTGGCATCCCCTACGCCATACATGGAGGGCTTAGTCACAATAGCCGTGAGCTGATCAATGTACCCAGGAGGCGCGAAGCCAGACTCAAAGAGGAACTGACGAGCATAGTCGTGCTCGGAATAAATTCCCACCGGCACCCGACCCTGTAGGTATTGGTTGGTTTCTGCCTCTCGGCTGGCTATCGCTTCAGCCTTTTCATTCTGGAGCCATCGCTCAAAGACCTCTTGAGCCATCCCCCGCTTCTCATCCTCACTGTAATTTCCGAAGTTGAGGCTATTCATCAGCGAGGGATTGGTGGAATACGTATAAATCCGTCGCGTTCTCTCGCTAATCTGATCGCGCTGTTTTTGGTTGTTAACCTCGGCCTGCTGATACCCTGCGACCACGGTCTCAACCTTTGCCATGATGTCGTTAATGGCGAACATCATGTCATCGTCATTGGCGATCCCATATTTTTCAGGATTATTTGCCATATCCTGGCGCAGTCGGAGAAGCTCTTCGGTCGCCGCCGTTCCCTTGGTCACCACTTCCTCAACAATTACCCCGTCCTTCTCGACTTGTCGCGTGGAGGTAATGTTGAGTGTGTCTAGGTAATCCTTAATTCCAAAAGAAAGAATTCCTGCAATGGCATCATCGCGCCTACTTAAAGCAGCCTCACGCTGTGCTGGGTCTAACCGCTCCCAGTTTGTCTCGCTTGTGCTCAGCGTCAGTAATCCAAACGCGGAATCGACATCACCATCCCTAGCTATGGAAATAGCCTTATCAACGTCGGCGCTGAAGCCGTCGATTATGCTTTCTTGGACTCGGTTCTCAGCGATCTTTTTCGCTTGGTGGGCATCTGCGATGTTTCCCATATCAATATGGAACTGAGTGATGTCTTCAATCTCTGAAGGATCAGCGGAGCCGATTGCTCGAAGAGCTTCATTTGAGTTCTCCTGCATCTTCTGGGCCAGTATTGATCGAATCGAGTTGAACGTCTCGACTTCTAGCTGCCCGTTCGCAAGTCGCTCCTCCTCCCCGTTTAGATACTCTCGAATGTGTCCGTTTGAGCCAAACTCTGGAGCCGTATTGACGTGCGCGTTTACGCCGTTGATTTCGATTTGGTGAAACTTTGCTATGCGCATCTTCTCGAGCTGCATAGGACTCCACCACTTCTCCCCGAACTCTTCTGACCATACGGTAAATTCGTCTTTAGTGTTTATGCCGTTGAATTCAATCTCGGCATTGTCTTTTGCCTCCTGGTCTCGAGCTCGGTCGATCAGGCTGTTTAAGTTGTTCTGGGTCTCAGAGACGATCCCGAGCTTTGCATTAGCCCACATACTTTTAAGCTCAGGGTCTGTAATCACAAACTCTTCATCAAGCTCCTCAAGCTTGTCCGCAAGAGCGGATTGGAAGTCGGAACTTACAAAGCGATGCTTTTTTGAAAGAGTCCCTTCGACGTTCTCGTTCAAGTCCTCCATAGCCGCACTGGAGTAGTAAGTCGATGCGAATTCCACAAGCCGGGCCTTTTTGGCTGCCAAGGCCGTTTTCTGATGCTCTTGGTCAATCGCGGCAATCTGAGTGCCTAGCTTTCCAACCTGATTCCAAACCTCGATAGACGCCAGAGCTGCCCGACCCTGAGCGCGCCCCACATCGTCGTAGTTCGTAGGCATCGGAGTAAAGCGCTGAACAGCGGCTCTATGCGCAATACGGTTTTGCTCCAGTACAGGCTTGCGCATGGTCGAGGCCATGCTGCGTGAGGCGTGATCTTGCTTATTAGGTAGTCGCATTTAGAAGCCCACCTTCCCTGTGGTGAAGTAATCTGATTGGTACGATGAGCCGGCTTGCATATAGGTAGGAGCAGTGGCCCCGTAGCTTTGGTACTGCGGCGGCCTCCAGCTCTGGTAAAGCTGGTTAGCAGCCGGTAGTGCATTACCGATAGCGCCTAGAGCTGCTCCGTATCCAGCTGATCTGGCCGCTTGTCCGTTCGCCACGCCGACAGCAGCGGAGATATCTCCCTGCCTTCTCATTGCGGCAGCATCCGCTAGAGCTTCAGCCATTGCGACTGACGCTTGTAGTGCTGCGTTCTCCTCGGTGATCTGCGCGTTGATGTTGGCTGTCTTAACCGTCAGTAGCGATCCTCGAAGGGCATCGCTTGCCATGTAAAGCATCGTGTACGCATCGCGCGTCTGAATAAATCGACGCTCTTGAAGACCTTTGACGATCTCGCTGCGAAGGTAAGCCATAGGGCTTCCTGAGTTGACCAGGACTCCTGTACCTCCCATGCGAGCTCTGATTTCGCCAGCGTGCCAGCGCTCGCCCATCCGATGCAGACGCAGCTCCTCGTCGCTCTGCATCTGGTACATCTTGAGGTTCTGGAACTCTTTCTCCAGAATTTCATTGGCGTTTGCGTAGCCAACCTCGCGCAAACCCATAGCGGTATTAGATGCAGCGCCAGTAATAGCGGCAGCGTTCAGAGCTCCAAGAGCTTCACGGTCGGCAGCGTTGGCGTAGGAAGCTTCTTGCGACATCTTGCCGCCTTCCATCATCAAACGCTCGGCTTGTTTTGCCGCCTTAGAGGCTTGTGATGCTTGTACAAAGCCTAAGATTAACTGGCCTGCTGCTACTGCTGCTCCTGCGCTCATACGTTTATTCCTTTATTGGGCGTTCGATTGGTAAATGCCGAATAGCGCAACCAGCTGACACTTCTTAGGAAGGTCGGCAACGACCTCAATAGTCCCATTCAAGTCCCAACCAAGATTTACGATGTCGTAATCGCCGGTTCTGAGGCTTTCTGGACTGCCCATGGGTGTGCTGGGCGTGCGTGCTGCTGGCCTCTCCCCTTCGATCAAAGGCAGGGCGGAGTCCACAAGCTTTGCGTAGATTTGAGCCCAGCGCTGAGAGGTTCCCAGATTCGTGCCGGCACTATTCCCATCGTTGTAAGGCGTGGTTTCCAGAGTCGCGTTATAAGGTAGACCGATCTCGATCTTTTTACCGGGAAGGTCAAGAGTGACCTGACCGCCAGTGACAACCTTTTCGGTTTGGACTGCGTCGTCAACAACCACAGACACGGTTAGCCCCTCGAGGTGATCTAAGTTGCCCACCGTTAGGAGCTCCGTTTCGTTGTCCGGTGGAGTTGTCAGACATGAATCCGTGTAGAGGTCTGGGTCCATGTACTCGACGCAGTAGTCTGCTCCGTTGCGGCGAGTAACCACCCATGTTTCATCGCGCTCGAAGTTGGGGATCGTGGTGACACTGATCACCTCACCTTGTGTGGGGTGGCGCGACCATCCCATCGCTGAGTAATCATCTTCATCGATTGAGGGGTCGTGGGTCATTGAAATCAGCGTGCCATCGGCTCGGACTTGCCAAAGAATGGAGTCAGGCACGAGCTCGTAGGACTGTGCGATTACACCGGAATCGGTGATATGTTCTGCAAACCAAGCCATGTCCCTAGAGACGTACTGCTCGATGGCTGTCCTGGTGTTTTGCGAATAAGAGCGAACCTGTCTTCCAGAACCCTGCACAAAGACGGTTAGCTCACCAATAAATACAGGCTGGATGTGTCGGCCACCGTAGCTCGACATTCGAGCTATGTTTGGAACGTTGTTGATCGATATGTATTGGTCTGGCGTAAGTCGCTGTTCAGACCCTGTCGTGCCGATAAGCAAAACCTTTTCAGAAGATAACCACTCAATACGTTCCTGCGTGTAGCTTGCGATTCCAAGCTCGAGCGCGTCATCAGGCGCCACCTGTTCCGGGTCATCGTTAATAGTGAACGTGTAGAAATCGCCCACTCTGGACGACCACAGCGTTTGCGGCTTGGATGTGGTGCCGCCGAACCAGAGACGCTGTTGGAAGAAGACTACAGTTCGCGGGTATCCGGTTTCCGCTGTCCAAGGAGAATCTACCCACTCAGGGTCTTCGAGTCTCCAATCGAGACCGCCGTAGCGGCCAAGACGTTTGGGCGGGTGATCTTCATGTACGATGATCATCACGTCGTTCGCTTGCGCGAAGTGCAGATCAAAGATCTGATCGATCGTGTAGGGGGTGGCGATCTCGTAGGGGTCGCCCTCGGCTCGGGCCTCTGGGCCCATACCCAAGCGGGGCCGACTCATACGGTCGCCGAACTTGTCCTCGAGGAGGCTGGCTGCTGCTGGCCCTTCGACAATGGTGCCATCACTGCGATGGAACCTCATGTACTTATCGCCGACCTCGATAACATAACTCTGAGCTCGGTTAAAGACAAACGGAATGAGGCGAGCCGGCTGACCGTTCTTTGTCTTGCTGATAAAGCTCATGCCGTTACGACGGCGCACACCACCTCGAGCAGATACCAAAAAGTTTTCCAGCTTTCGGCAGGCGCTGTTGTACTGTGCCGTACGGACACGTCCTTCGGAAAGCGGGGAGATTTCGCCAGTGGAGAAATCGGTTATAACTTGCTGGACTCTCACTGGCGAACGTACTCAAAGTTGCGTGGGCCGATATGGCGAGCCGACTGCTCGAGGCTGTCAGTCGTGCGCGCTTCATCGAGGGTGTTGGTAAACAGCGCTTGAAAGTTGCCCTGCGCGGACGTGTTCCCGGTCATGGGGTACGCAAGCTCAGCAGCCAATCGATAAACCAGAGCCTCAACAAGCTGGGTGGAATACTTCGATTCGGGAACGGTCTTTGATATATAGACAATAGAGACTGGCTTGGCGTCGGTCAGGCCGGCGGTGCCGTTGACCTCCCAACGGTCGTTGAGAAGCTTTGTCCCGCTATGCACCTCAAGCACGCGAACGCTGTCTTCAGGCAGCTGATACTGATGGTCGAATCCGTTGACCGGCTTCTCTGCAATCTCGGTGAGCTTTACGCGCTTTTTTAACGATGCCCAAGGGTAGGCTCGCAGAACATAATCCCTAGAAGAGAGGTAGAGGTTCTTCGCGAGCTTTGCCTCGTTGGTTCCTTCTGTAAAGGACGCGATTTCACGACCACCGAGCAGCACCAAAGCTCGGTTGGCGATGTCGATGCTCGTAGTCACTAGCAGTCCTCTTCTTCTTTGGGGTCAGCACTCCTGCCACCAGGCGGCGGCTGCTGGTCTCCACCATCACTGTTGAAGTAGCACTCATACGTCAGTCGGTATCCGAGGATCGTTTCATCACGAACATCTCGAGATACAGAACGAGTCGTTTGCAGCTCTACGGTTGATGTGCAGCTCATAAAAGTTCTCCTAAGAATAAGCGGCCCCGGAGGGCCGCCTTTCTAATGGTGGTTTAGATGAGAATTTGAACGACTTTCTCTTCTTCGACTCGAGTTGCACCACCCGTCCAAGACGCAAACACCTGAGTGGCATAAGACACGTCAGGACGCACGTCGATCTTAGCGGTGATGTCGAGACCGACACCAAGACGCAGACCGGACTTGTGGTACGCCAGAGCCTGAGCGGTATCCTCAGCAACAAGCTCAGTGTGGATTATGGAAAAACCTAGCCACGTCGAAACTTCACCGCGAACAAGAGCTTTGATCGTGTTGAAGTCGGAGCTGGACACTTCCGTCGTGCTAAGCAGATCACTCATCGCTTTGGAGTTAAGGACGAGGTATCGGTTAGCTGAGTCCACTTCGTTGGCGTCGAGTTTTTCTTTCGCCTCAAGAATGGCATCGAGGGTTAAGCCTGCTCCCGCCGAACCAACAATCATGCTCGGGTTGAAAGGAACAGCGTTACCGTCGCCATCAGTAGCATCGCCAGTGGCAGCTTCAATGATGGTGCGATCGATGCGTCGGTTCATTGCCCAAGCAGCTGCTTTGGCATATTCCGACTTCGGATGGATGAGCATACGGACTTCATCTTCACGATCAATGAGGTCGGCCCAGTACCAATCTTGCATTGGGAACCGACGACGTGAGTGAGGAATGTCGAGAACGACTGTCGGGGTGTGACGCTGGGTGCGCTCGACGGCTTCTTGGACGCCCAGTCTTTCGACATTGGCGACCTCGGCCTTCACCACCATCTCGGTGACGGTGCTGCGCAACCGCGAAGGGTGCTGCTGACTGAGGTGGATACAATTGCTTTTGAAAGCTTCCACGAAGGCTTTGTCGATTGTCGAGCTGCCTCCGGGCATCGGATCAGGGATTGGCATAATGCCTCCTATTAATGAAATGTAAGAACTAAAGGTTCGAGACTGCTACCCGGAGGACGGACAGTTTCTACCGCTGACGTTGCGGTTTCCGGTTGGAACCAACCCGAGGGGTTGGCCTACCCAACTAATCTGGATGTGCGTATCGATGAAGCTCTAAGAACTTCTCGATAGCTGACTCATCACCGCTGTGATACGGATGCTGAGGGTTGTTTTGAATTTCTGAGATTTGCTGCCTTGCTTCATACGGGGTGAGACCGCCGCTGGCAGCGCTGGATGCGGCAAACGTGTTTCCGCTTTCCGATAGATTGGCACCAAGCTGCTGGAACAAGCGAACCATTGCGGGATGATTGCCGGCACCTGTGGAATCGAGAGCATCCGCAATGCCTGGGGTCATCTTCTCGAGGAAAGAAACAGCGCGCTGGCCTTCTGCTATTTTTCGATCAAAAGCTAGACCCCACTCTTTCTTGAGGGTATCAAGGCCGGTATTGAACTCATCGTCAGCCTTTTTCTGATCTGCGATGTCTTGCGCATCTTGAAACTCTAGGAGCTTCTCGACTTGCTGCCGATTGAGTCCAGCCTCTAGAGCTGTCTGTAAGAATTCCTCAGAAACCCCTTCCTGCCCGTAGCCTCTGACGTCTGCCGGCTTACCAGCTGCTTCATATAGGGATGAAAGGTCTTCCGGGTTGTAGCGTGTCAGGCCGGGAATATCTTTGAAGCGATCATAAAACTTGTTCCAATCTGCTTCGCCGGCATCTTTGCCAGGAATACGGATGGAGCTACCAATCATCTGCTGGGCATTCACATAGCCCTTAGCAAGGTCTTCTAAAGACTCCACATCCAAACGATCCCTAAGATCGCCAGAGATAGAATCACGCCAATCAGAAGCTGCCGGTTCTCCTTGCGGCGCCGCCTCTCCCATCGGGCCTGGCGCAGCAGCTCCTCCCGTGTCTCCCGTTTCATCGATTTGTACTTCCGCTGTTTGTTCAATCATTATTCCTCACTCCCCTGTTTTTCTACTAAATGCTTAATCAGCAAGATGACATCCTTCTGCCCCTCAGCGAATGCCGTCGAATCGAACTTCCCTTCAACCCAAGAACGACGCATCAAAAACGTGTCGGTGAAAAATTCGATCAATTCCCTTCCTGCTTGGTTATCGAAGACTTGCTTAACCTTCTTCTCCAGCGAAAAGTTCTCCCATTTGTTTTGCATCTACATAATCCCCTGTACTTCCGCTTGTTGCGCAGCTGCCATAGCTGCATCCTTAAGGCCACCAGCCTGTGTTGCGCTGGTTTGAGCCATAGCCGATTGCATTGCGAGCTGCTCTTGCTGAGCCTGCTGCTCCGCTCTCTGGGTTTGTTCTTTGCGTACTGCTGCTTCGCCTTTCAGCGCTTTCGCAGGAACGCCGTAGCGCTCTGCCAGCAATCGCATAGCGCCGTTAATGTCAATAATGTCCATTGCTGAAGGGTCGAGCTGAGCCCACTGAGCAGCCAATGCAAACAGGCGCTCAACAGCTTGAGCATCTTCCATGCGTTGGTTACGAGCTAACGGGCCTTGGTACTCGATGTTTATCTTGTCGCTGGATACTTGAGTTGGCTCATCAAGGAATTCACCAGAGCGCCACATGATTCCAAACACGCGCTCGATGAGTGGGTTTAGAAGCTCTTGTGTCAGTCGTCCAGCGGTAGGGCCGAGGACGCGGTTCATTAATGAAAAGCGAATCTCAATCTCGGTTGCTGTGGTGTTGTGCTTCTGGGGACCAAGGTCCAGCTGGTCGATCAAGAATATGGATCGGATACTGTCGCGCAGCTCGTTGGATTTGATCTGAACGGCTTGCCACTGGGTGGCTTGCTGCAACGGCGCTAGAGACTGCATATCGCGGACGAATGTGAGTCCAGCGGCTTCAAGGTGAAGATCACCAATGATTCCGGTAGCGGAGGCCATTACGGGTGGGTCGATCGACTTCTCGAACGCTGCCAGTTCCATGCGCTTCGCTTCATTCAGAACGCGAACATCAGGGCGTGCCAGAATGCCTGGGCCGTAGCCGTAGGTGTCACCAGTGGTCTTGCCCCAGCGTGGGACAAGGTAAGGCATCTCGTAATAGCCCGAGGTCTCAAGGATGACGCAGTCGTCCATCGCGATCCAATGGCTAATCCATTTACGCTTCTCTGGACTCGGTAATGGGTTGTCTGCCTCGTAGTCATCGTTAATGGTGACGAAGTGCAGGAACGCCATCTCTTTTTCTGGATTGTGCTCAAGAGCGTGCTCAATCTTGTCGAGCTTTTTCGCATCGGGCCATCGTTGCGCTGCTTGTCGGGCGGTCATCATGCGTTTGTGAAACACAGTATCGACACGGCCATCCACGTTCTCGCCAATGCAGATCGAGCCAAGGTGTAACGCATGGAACCGCAGCTGGAAGGCTTCCTCTTGGGAAGCGCGCTCAACAAACAGGCAGGCTGTGCCGAAGGCCACTAAGTCGGAGTACATCTCCGCGATTTGCGTAGAAAAGTTTGAGTCGTTGAACGCAGAGCTCATACGCATTGCGCAGTCTTCCAGCCACTCAGTAGCCTCGTCATCCTGATTCATCTCCATATCGTCGTACTTCAGAGTGAACCAAGGTGCTGCCGGGTTGGTCAGGCTGGAATGCATATGCGAGGACAGCATCGTATTTGCATGGATGGCTGTGGAATCAAATACGCGCTCACCACGGTACGAGCCTCGAGTCTTCTTGGAGGTGAAGCCCTGGCGGGTTGGCTTGGTGAACTCGGCTACCTCTTCCCAGAGCGAGTCCCAGTTTGTGCGCGAGGAGAGAAGCTTCTTATGCCGCTCAATGATGCGCTTGGCTTTTTCGTTATCTTCGTATTCCATTTATCCCACCACGATCGGTGTCAGATGGCTTTTCTTTTTCTTCTCTTCTGACGGGATGTAAGAGCTGCCCGTGAGCAGCGTGCTCTCAAGACCGCTTGCTCCCTTGGATACGTCTTCGATGTCGGACTTGAGGTCATCAACCTTACCGAGCGCCTCAATGCTTGCCGTCAGAGACTTGATCATTTCCATCATTGCAAGAGATTGCGTGTCGAAGTACGCATTGCCTGTATTTCCAGGCGTGGGGTTCGTGGGGTAGTAGCCTCCGCCACCTCCGCCGCCTCCTCCACCGCCGCCAGAAGATTCTCCGCTGGAGCTCTCTTCCTCTTTTGGCTCTGAAGGGCCGCCAGAGACTTGCACGGTGTCACGACCGTGGCTGGTGTGGCGCGAGTAATTCTTACCGTCTTGCGAGTACCACACATCCCCGGACGTGTCTTGGAAACCGTAGGTGCCGTTAGCGGTCTGGTATATGTTGGTTACTCGGTATCCAAGGGG